GTAACATCCTCACGAGTTCTCGTGATACGGTGTCGGAGGCGGACGACAAGTCTATCGTTGCGTAGGCCCCGCTGCGGGACCCAACTTTGGCCAGATGGCGATGAACAACTTGGTTGTTATCTAAATCTAAACCAAATAACGATAGGCGATTGCGCAAGGCTTTTCCTAAGGCCTTTTGACAGAACAGGTTAAGACCTGGTTCTACACATATAGGGCGATCGGTTTTTGCTGTCTTTGGGACAGTACCAAACCTGTTACCTCTATATAAACGCGAATCATTGTCGACATGGGCCTTCTTAGCAATGTGGAAATATGGAGTGTTCGTTAAAAAACACTCGGTCATATCCCCCCACGGCTGAGTAGAACCCCATCCGTAAGCGATTTTGTCATATGCTGTGATAGCATGATCAATATTCAACGGGGGCTTAGTATCTGGGGTAATATTTCTTTTGGAATTACCACCCTTTTTCTTAGGCTTTTTAGTGAGACTCGTTAAACAAATCTCATTCCGTCGGTAGATCAAGAGCTCGCGACACTCTTTTATTATTTTTGACTCAAAGGAAGTACCAGGTCCGAAATCTCCTTGTGGGAATTCCGGTAACCTACCTAAAATACGACGCGCAAATTTCTTTGCGACGCCTAACGTATAGATGAATTCCATTAGGTCTTCGGGGCTAGCTAGCCCGTCGTAAGCCCATATGGCGTTCACTTCTAAGTTTTTTAGGTCATAGTTTGTTATCATGCACTTATGTTCACATCGGAGAAACGTCTGTATGCAAGCCGATCGAGGATTAACCCCGTCAATCTGTATAGATTCGTTTTTCTTAAGTAAAGCAAATGCCTGATAGTCAGCTTTGTACTGACGGGCCCCCTCGGGGTCCCACGGATACTCGTCTGGACGGCAATCTTTATTGATTAACTGTTCCAACTCGTTGTGCCTCAACAGCATATATGCTGCCAGAGCACGCGGAGTATTGAGACTCTCAAAGATTTGAAGAGCGATAGCGCGAACGTCATTATCGATGCTACTCATGGTTTTTTTCCTATTAAATGGGCGTTTGCCCGGTAGTCAGAGAGTCGGTTACTTGACTGTTTTTCAACAGGTTGGTAAACAACACTACTGCCTTTTCGATTTCATCTTCCGCGATGCGAGACGGCACAATGCCGCTCACAGTGAAGATGAGTGTATCACGAACTACAAACGTGTTATCTGGCTGCGGAAGCAGCTGTGGAACACGGTAGTCGACAGATACCCGACGAGCTGTACCAGGTCCATTGGACTTAGTAGAAAGCTTAAATGTCGGTCGAAAGATAGGAATTTCTTGCGTAGTATCGGACCATACAGCGAAGGAGCCGTCACCGGCTGCCCGCTGTAAAGCGACGTACGTGACATCTACATTTGCGACATCTTTCACAGTAATATTTGACATGATCGTCATGATTTTTCCTTTAAAGGTTATTTAAGAGAAGCCAGTTTTTGCGTTAGAAGTGATACGAGGGTTGCCCCTCGCGTCCATGACAACGCATTTGGAAGTTGTAAGTGAAACTCAGGATAGTTAATCCCAAGCTTTCTTTCCATCCAAAAACCTGACTGCTTCGCGAAGTAACGTGAGGTAAGGCCAGGCCTGTTCACGATGCCGACGCTTGATGCTTCGATTTTCTCATAGTATGTAACGTATGGGTTTTTTAGGTTTAATCCAGCGAATGCCGTCCAGGACGACATTACTTGCTGAACATTCCCGAACCAACCCAACAACCAACTGAAAGGAATTAAATCCCAAGCAATTGAGAAGACGTTTAACAAACCTAGCTTCGAAGTCAGGGCTAGGTTAGGGTTAAAAACGTTCGTTATACAACCGATCTTACAATGTCCTTGTACCTTGACGGTACGCTGGAGATAATCATTGGGATCGGTTATTGGATCTTTTTTTGTGTAATTGTATCGGGATGATACGTTTACCCATTGATCCATTATTGGAGAGCACATGATATCAAGGCAAGCCTGAATATCTGCTAAGGTCGGTAACCAACCGAACCAACACTCCAACCATACCGAGCCGAGATCACCGGCAAGTTCACGTTTCCACCTTCTTTTCGCACCAGATTTTGGTTTGAAATTAGGGTTTATCGTGAGCAGCGTTTTCAGGAATTTTGTGTAATTCCGTTTACTAAGGTGATCGACCGCCGTTGTCAATTGCTTGACGCGGGCAGTCATCATAGTGGCTGCCTCGGAATATTGCGCTAAAGAAACTCCTGCCGAACCCTGAACTTCGTGCACTTTTTCAGTGACCTTAGAGAAGGCTCGGTTGTATGCTCGAGAACGGATAATACTTAATTCCGAATCTTGAACATAATACAGGATATTGCCCCAAGGGGCAGGCGCGTTAAATGACCCACTCTCAGAATACCAATCAAACTCTTTTACTCGGCCCGCAAAGGCTTCGTATGGAAGAGGTTTTGATCGGTCAATTGGTTTGAGTTGTTTCCAACCTATACTCCTAAAGATGGCGGCCTCGGTTTTCACACCGCTGCCGTAGTCAACGAGTATAACCTCTTGGCGATTGTAAGGGATCATATATTCCTATCAATTAAGCTTTGAGAAAAAAAGCTACTAGAAAACCCCATAAGACCATTCTTATGGGCTAGCTTAAGGATGATTAATCCTAGTATGGAACCG